ATCATCGGTATGGATGGCAAGCCAAATAACATCACTGTAAATAATGATACTTCAACAGTTGAAAAATTGTTGAAACAAATTGTTATGTTAAGTGATAAAGGAAATAAATTAACAGATGTATTGATTCAAACTGTTTCTTCTCAGGATAATAACTTAAGCTCTAGTGATGCAATTAGAGATTTAGAAAAGGTATTGTCAAAACAAAGTGGACATAGAGCAAATGCAAATAATTATATGGGAGGTTTGACTAATTAATGCAATCTTTTGTAAAAATCATAGATGGTTACAAGGAAGAAGTAATAACAGATTTTAATCAACTTATATTTTTAGATGCAAGGGCTGAAAGTCCTAACACTAATGATAATAGTGTAACTATTAACGGAGTAGATGGTATTTTACCGGGCGCAATTAGTTTTGCGCCTTTTTCATTAGTATTAAGGTTTGGCTATGACGGTATAGATGTTATAGATTTAAATTTATTTGAGCATTGGTTTAGATCTGTTTTAATCGCAGACATCCTTATTATGTTATTACTTCTCAAATGCCTGGGTTAAATATGCAGTGAATACAGCTAATGTTACATCTAATTTAAAAGATGGTTCTTCAACTGAAATTGAAGTAAGTTTAAATGTTTATAAAGGGTATTCTGAATCAGTTAATTGGACCGATAGCGAGTTCTTATTCGACTCTAATTGGATGTTTGAAATGGAATTCCTTTGATTTCACACCTAAATATACTCATACATCAAATCAATTTACTATTTGGAACGGTTCTACTGATACGATAAATCCACGATTCAAGCACGATTTGAAAATATTAATTAATTTAAATGCGAGTGGAGGATTTGAACTGGTTAACTATACAACAGGTGATATTTTTAAGTACAACAAAAGTATAGATAAAAACACTGATTTTGTTTTAGATGGTGTGTATGCATATCGAGATATAAATAGAGTGGGAATTGATACAAATAGAGGCATTATAACATTAGCGCCAGGTAAAAATGAATTTAAGATTAAAGGAGACGTCAGTGATATTAAAACTACATTTAAGTTTCCTTTTATTTATAGGTAGGTGATTTAATGGATTATCATGATCATTTATCAGTAATGGATTTTAATGAATTGATTTGTGAAAATTTACTAGATGTAGATTATGGTTCTTTTAAAGAATATTATGAACTGAATGAAGCTAGGTACATCACCTTTACAGTTTATAGAACTACTCATAATAGTTTTGTTTTTGATTTATTGATTTGTGAAAACTTCATAATTTATCATGGTGAAAAATATACAATTAAGCAGACAGCGCCAAAGGTTGAAGGTGATAAAGTTTTTATTGAAGTTACGGCATATCACATAATGTATGAATTTCAAAATCACTCAGTGGAATCAAATAAGCTTGATGACGACAGTAGCGAAACTGGTAAAACGCCAGAATACTCTTTAGATGAGTACTTAAGATATGGATTTGCAAATCAAAAAACTTCGGTCAAAATGACCTATAAAATAATTGGAGATTTTAAGCGAAAAGTACCGATTGACGAATTAGGTAACAAAAACGGCTTAGAATACTGTAAAGAAGCGGTAGACCTGTTTGGCTGTATAATTTACCCAAATGATACAGAGATTGGTTTTTATTCTCCTGAAACATTTTATCAAAGAAGCGAGAAAGTGATTCGATATCAATATAATACTGATACTGTATCTGCAACTGTCAGTACATTGGAATTAAGAACAGCTATAAAAGTTTTTGGAAAAAAGTATACAGCTGAGGAAAAGAAAAATTATAATCCTATTAGAACAACTGACATTAAATATTCAAATGGTTTTATAAAAGAAGGTACTTATCGTACCGAAACAATTGGGTCTAAAGCTACTATTAACTTTGATTGCAAGTATGGTAATGAAACAGTTAGATTTACAATAAAAAAGGGCTCTCAAGGTGGAATATATAAGTTGATTTTAGACGGCAAGCAAATTAAGCAAATTTCTTGTTTTGCTAAGTCGGTTCAGTCTGAAACAATAGATTTAATAAAAAATATTGATAAAGGCAAGCACGTTTTAGAAATGATATTTTTAGGAGAAGACCCCAAAAATAGAATTGATATATCTTCAAATAAAAAAGCTAAGCCTTGTATGTATGTTGGAACTGAAAAATCAACAGTCTTAAATTTAATTGCTGATAATTCAGGTCGCAATCAATACAAAGCAATTGTCGACTACGTCGCAGATAGTGCAAAGCAGTTTGGGATTCGATATGCTAATACGCAAACAAATGAAGATATCGAAACACAGGATAAGCTGTTAGAATTTGCAAAAAAGCAAATAAATGATACTCCTAAGACTGAATTAGATGTTAATTATATAGGTTATGAAAAAATAGAGCCAAGAGATAGCGTATTTTTTGTTCATGAATTAATGGGATATAACACTGAATTAAAGGTTGTTAAACTTGATAGGTCACATCCATTTGTAAACGCAATAGATGAAGTGTCTTTCAGCAATGAAATAAAAGATATGGTACAAATTCAACAAGCACTTAACAGACGAGTTATTGCACAAGATAATAGATATAACTATCAAGCAAATCGTATAAATCATTTATACACTAGTACTTTGAATTCTCCTTTCGAGACAATGGATATAGGGAGTGTATTAATATAATGGCAACAGAAGAAGTTAAAATCAAAGCGCTACTTGAAAACGATAAACAGTACTTTCCAGCTACACATTGGAAAGCTATAAATGGGATACCTTATGCAGGCAGTAGTGATATTGATGGATTGCCTCAAGACGGTATCATTTCGGTAGATGATAAAAATAAATTAGATAATTTAAAAATAGGCGAAGCAGGAATTATTCAAAATAGCATTGTACAGAAATCCCCAAACGGTAAATTGTGGAAAATAACAGTTGACGATAGTGGGAAACTTGGTACAGTGCTATTTTATTAGAAAGGAAGGTGCATTATGGAAAATTTGTATTTAATAAAGGATTTGGGAGCTTTAGCAGGTCGAGATTATAGAGCTAAAGAAATTCAAAACCTGCAAAGAATAGAGCAATTTGCGCTTGGCTTGACAACAGAGTTTAAGTTGCATCAGAAAGCTAAAACAATGCAACACTTCGCTGAGCAAATTTATTATAATGGTAGATCGCAAGCAGCAGTAAACAAATCTTTACAAAGTCAAATTAACGCACTTGTTGTGGCACCACGTAATAACAGTGCTAATGAGATTGTTCAAGCTCGAGTTAATGTAAACGGCGAAACCTTTGACACATTAAAAGAACATTTAGACGATTGGGAAACCAAAACTCAAATTAATAAAGAGGAAACTATAAGAGAATTAAATAAGACCAAACAAGAAATTCTTGATATCGAGTATCGTTTTGAACCTGATAAGCAAGAGTTTTTATTTGTGACAGAACTTGCACCTCTTACAAATGCAGTAATGCAATCCTTCTGGTTTGATAATAGAACAGGCATAGTATACATGACACAAGCTAGAAATAATGGCTATATGCTAAGTCGTTTAAGACCTAATGGTCAATTTATAGACAGCTCATTGATTGTAGGTGGGGGTCATGGTACACATAACGGTTATAGATATATTGATGATGAGTTATGGATTTATAGTTTTATCTTAAATGGTAATAATGAGAATACATTAGTTCGTTTCAAGTATACGCCTAATGTGGAAATTAGCTATGGCAAGTATGGTATGCAAGATGTATTTACAGGACACCCAGAAAAACCCTACATCACCCCTGTCATAAATGAAAAAGAAAATAAAATTCTATACAGAATTGAGAGACCTAGAAGTCAGTGGGAACTTGAAAACTCAATGAATTATATAGAGATAAGAAGTTTAGACGATGTTGATAAAAATATTGATAAAGTTTTGCATAAAATCAGTATCCCTATGAGACTAACAAACGAAACCCAACCAATGCAGGGTGTGACTTTTGATGAAAAATACTTGTATTGGTATACAGGAGACAGTAATCCAAATAATAGAAACTATTTAACGGCTTTCGATTTAGAAACAGGAGAAGAAGCGTATCAGGTTAATGCTGACTATGGTGGAACACTAGATTCATTTCCTGGCGAATTTGCGGAAGCAGAAGGTTTGCAAATATACTATGACAAAGATAGTGGTAAAAAAGCTTTGATGCTAGGTGTTACTGTCGGTGGTGATGGAAATAGAACACATCGTATTTTCATGATTGGGCAAAGAGGTATTTTAGAAATACTTCACTCAAGAGGCGTTCCTTTTATCATGAGTGACACAGGTGGTAGAGTTAAACCTTTACCAATGAGGCCTGATAAACTTAAGAATCTTGGGATGTTAACAGAGCCAGGTCTTTACTATTTATACACTGATCATACAGTTCAAATCGATGATTTCCCATTACCAAGAGAATGGCGTGATGCAGGTTGGTTCTTGGAAGTAAAACCACCACAAACTGGCGGTGATGTGATTCAGATATTGACGCGTAATAGTTATGCAAGAAATATGATGACTTTTGAAAGGGTGCTTTCTGGAAGAACTGGAGACATTTCGGACTGGAATTATGTGCCTAAAAATAGTGGTAAATGGGAGAGAGTACCTTCATTCATCACAAAAATGTCAGATATTAACATAGTAGGCATGTCGTTTTATTTAACTACGGATGATACAAAACGTTTTACAGATTTTCCAACTGAACGTAAAGGGGTAGCTGGTTGGAACTTATATGTAGAAGCTTCAAACACAGGTGGCTTTGTTCATAGGCTAGTTCGTAATAGTGTTACAGCATCTGCTGAGATACTATTGAAGAACTATGATAGTAAAACAAGTTCAGGGCCATGGACTTTACACGAAGGGAGAATTATAAGTTAATGAGTAATTTAGAGAAATCTGTAGCTATAAATTTAGAAAACACAGCGCATTATGAAAATATTTCAAATCTAGATATAACTTTTAGAACAGGAGAGAGTGAATCTTCTGTTCTTCTTTTTAATATCACTAAAAATAATCAACCGTTATTATTGAGTGAAGAAAATATCAAAGCACGAATAGCGATTCGAGGTAAAGGAGTCATGGTAGTTGCTCCACTAGAAATATTAGATCCATTTAAAGGTATTTTAAAATTTCAATTACCTAATGATGTAATTAAACGAGATGGAAGTTATCAAGCTCAAGTTTCGGTTGCAGAATTAGGTAATTCAGACGTGGTAGTTGTCGAGAGAACTATCACATTTAACGTTGAAAAAAGCTTGTTTAGCATGATTCCATCTGAAACAAAATTACACTATATTGTTGAGTTTCAAGAATTAGAAAAAACTATTATGGATCGCGCGAAAGCAATGGACGAGGCTATAAAAAATGGTGAAGATTATGCGAGTCTGATTGAAAAAGCTAAAGAAAAAGGTCTATCAGATATTCAAATAGCAAAATCTTCAAGTATAGATGAATTAAAGCAACTTGCTAATAGCCGTATATCTGATTTGGAAAATAAAGCGCAAGCATATTCAAGAACATTCGATGAGCAAAAGCGATATATGGATGAGAAACATGAAGCCTTCAAGCAATCTGTGAATAGTGGTGGTTTAGTCACAAGTGGTTCAACTTCAAATTGGCAAAAAGCTAAGATTACTAAAGATGATGGTAAGATAATGCAGATTACTGGATTTGATTTTAATAATCCAGAACAAAGAATAGGTGATTCAACCCAATTTATTTATGTTTCGCAAGCTATAAATTATCCAAGAGATGTTAGTACTAACGGTACTGTCGAATATTTAGTAGTAACTTCAGATTACAAGCGTATGACTTATCGACCGAACGGTACAAATAAAGTGTTTGTTAAAAGAAAAGAAGCGGGTTCATGGTCTGAGTGGTCAGAATTAGCTATTAATGATTACAATACACCTTTTGAAACTGTTCAAAGTGCCCAATCAAAAGCTAATATGGCCGAAAGTAACGCTAAATTATACGCAGATGACAAGTTTAATAAAAGGTATTCGGTTATTTTTGATGGAACAGCAAATGGTGTGGGCTCTACATTGTACTTAAATGAGAGTTTAGACCAATTTATTTTATTAATTTTTTATGGGACTTTTCCAGGTGGTGACTTTACAGAGTTTGGCAGTCCTTTTGGAGGAGGAAAGATTTCATTGAATCCCTCAAATCTTCCAGATGGTGATGGAAATGGTGGAGGTGTTTATGAGTTTGGATTAACTAAATCTAGTCGTACATCTTTAACTATATCAAACGATGTCTATTTCGACTTAGGAAGTCAAAGAGGCTCTGGTGCGAACGCAAATAGAGGGACAATTAACAAAATTATAGGAGTGAGAAAATAATGCAAATATTAGTTAACAAGCGTAATGAGATAATTTCATACGCTATCATTGGCGGCTTTGAAGAAGGTATTGATATTGAAAATTTACCAGAAAATTTCTCTCAAGTTTTTAGACCTAAAGCCTTTAAATATTCAAATGGGGAAATAGTTTTTAACGAAGATTATTCAGAAGAAAAAGATGACTTGCATCAACAGATTGACAGTGAAGAACAAAACACAGTCGCTTCTGATGACATCTTACGAAAAATGGTTGCTAGTATGCAGAAACAAGTTGTTCAAAGTACAAAGTTATCGATGCAAGTTAATAAGCAAAATGCACTAATGGCAAAACAACTTGTGACACTTAATAAAAAATTAGAAGAGGTTAAAGGAGAGACTGAAAATGCTTAAATTAATTTCACCAACATTCGAAGATATTAAAACATGGTATCAATTGAAAGAATATAGTAAAGAAGATATAGCGTGGTATGTAGATATGGAAGTTATAGATAAAGAGGAATATGCAATTATTACAGGAGAAAAGTATCCAGAAAATCTAGAGTCATAGGTTATAATCTTATGGCTTTTTAATTTGAATAAAGTGGGTGGTGTAATGTTTGGATTTACCAAACGACACGAACAAGATTGGCGTTTAACGCGATTAGAAGAAAATGATAAGACTATGTTTGAAAAATTCGACAGAATAGAAGACAGTCTGAGAACGCAAGAAAAAATTTATGACAAGTTAGATAGAAATTTCGAAGAACTAAGGCGTGACAAAGAAGAAGATGAAAAAAATAAAGAGAAAAATGCTAAAAATATTAGAGACATCAAGATGTGGATTCTAGGATTAATAGGGACGATTCTAAGTACATTTGTTATAGCCTTGTTAAAAACTATTTTTGGCATTTAAAGGAGGTGATCACCATGCTTAAGGGAATTTTAGGATATAGCTTTTGGTCGTGTTTCTGGTTTGGTAAGTGTAAGTAATATTTAAGAGTCAGTGCTTCGGCACTGGCTTTTTATTTTGGAAAAAAGGAGCAAACAAATGGATGCAAAAGTAATAACAAGATACATCGTATTGATCTTAGCATTAGTAAATCAATTCTTAGCGAATAAAGGTATAAGTCCGATACCAGTAGATGAAGAAAGTGTTTCATCGATTATCTTAACAGTTGTTGCTTTATATACTACATATAAAGATAATCCAACATCTCAAGAAGGGAAATGGGCGAATCAAAAATTAAAGAAATATAAAGCTGAAAGTAAATATAGAAAAGCAACAGGACAAGCACCTATTAAAGAAGTAATGACACCTACGAATATGAACGACACAAATGATTTAGGGTAGGTGGTTGATATATGTTAATGACAAAAAATCAAGCAGAAAAATGGTTTGACAATTCATTAGGGAAACAATTCAACCCAGATGGTTGGTATGGATTTCAGTGTTATGATTACGCCAATATGTTCTTTATGTTAGCGACAGGCGAAAGGCTGCAAGGTTTATATGCTTATAATATCCCGTTTGATAATAAAGCAAAGATTGAAAAATATGGTCAAATAATTAAAAACTATGACAGCTTTTTACCGCAAAAGTTGGATATTGTCGTTTTCCCGTCAAAGTATGGTGGCGGAGCTGGACACGTTGAAATTGTTGAGAGCGCAAATTTAAATACTTTCACATCATTTGGTCAAAACTGGAACGGTAAAGGTTGGACTAATGGCGTTGCGCAACCTGGTTGGGGTCCTGAAACTGTGACAAGACATGTTCATTATTATGACAATCCAATGTATTTTATTAGGTTAAACTTCCCTAACAACTTAAGCGTTGGCAATAAAGCTAAAGGTATTATTAAGCAAGCGACTACAAAAAAAGAGGCAGTAATTAAACCTAAAAATTATGCTTGTAGCCGGTCATGGTTATAACGATCCTGGAGCAGTAGGAAACGGAACAAACGAACGCGATTTTATACGTAAATATATAACGCCTAATATCGCTAAGTATTTAAGACATGCAGGACATGAAGTTGCATTATACGGTGGCTCAAGTCAATCACAAGATATGTATCAAGATACTGCATACGGTGTTAATGTAGGCAATAAAAAAGATTATGGCTTATATTGGGTTAAATCACAGGGGTATGACATTGTTCTAGAAATACATTTAGACGCAGCAGGAGAAAGCGCAAGTGGTGGGCATGTTATTATCTCAAGTCAATTCAATGCAGATACTATTGATAAAAGTATACAAGATGTTATTAAAAATAACTTAGGACAAATAAGAGGTGTGACACCTCGTAATGATTTACTAAATGTTAATGTATCAGCAGAAATAAATATAAATTATCGTTTATCTGAATTAGGTTTTATTACTAATAAAAATGATATGGATTGGATTAAGAAAAACTATGACTTGTATTCTAAATTAATAGCCGGTGCGATTCATGGTAAGCCTATAGGTGGTTTGGTAGCTGGTAATGTTAAAACATCAGCTAAAAACCAAAAAAATCCACCAGTGCCAGCAGGTTATACACTCGATAAGAATAATGTCCCTTATAAAAAAGAACAAGGCAATTACACAGTAGCTAATGTTAAAGGTAATAATGTAAGAGACGGTTATTCAACTAATTCAAGAATTACAGGGGTATTACCCAACAACACAACAATTACGTATGACGGTGCATATTGTATTAATGGTTATAGATGGATTACTTATATTGCTAATAGTGGACAACGTCGTTATATAGCGACAGGAGAGGTAGATAAAGCAGGTAATAGGATAAGTAGTTTTGGTAAGTTTAGCACGATTTAGTATTTACTTAGAATAAAAATTTTGCTACATTAATTATAGGGAATCTTACAGTTATTAAATAACTATTTGGATGGATGTTAATATTCCTATACACTTTTTAACATTACTCTCAAGATTTAAATGTGCGTAACTGGCAGGTACTTCGGTACTTGCCTATTTTTTTATGTTATAGCTAGCCTTCGGGCTAGTTTTTTGTTATGATGTGTTACACATGCATCAACTATTTACATCTATCCTTGTTCACCCAAGCATGTCACTGGGTGTTTTTTCCTTGCGATAGAGAGCATAGTTTTCATACTACTCCCCGTAGTATATATGACTTTAGCATTCCCGTATAACAGTTTACGGGGTGCTTTTTATGTTATACTTACTTTTATATAGTAGGAGTGAACTATATAGCCGGGCAGAGGCCATGTATCTGACTGTTGGTCCCACAGGAGACATCTTCCTTGTCATCACTCGATACATATATCTTAACAACATAGAAATGTTACATTCGCTACAACCGTATCTTAATCGATACGGTTATATTTATTCCCCTACAACCAACAAAACCACAGATCCTATTAATTTAGGATTGTGGTTATTTTTTGCGTTTTTTCGGGGCGAAAAAAGGGCAGATTATTTGAAAAAGGGCAAACGCTTGTGGAAAATCTAAAAGGTTAAAAATGACAAAAACCTTGATACAACAGTGTTTTTGGACGCTCGTGTACGTTAGAGAATGACCACTTTACCATCACAATATGATGATATGTTTATTTTAAACACACAAGCTCATGCACGTCTTGATCAAATGGCACAACAGTTTGAAGTTGTTTGTAATGGCTTGAACGAAAATGAAGGACAAGCAATTCAAACGATGGATCAATCTGCCTCTCTAATACGGTCAAACTTAATTCAAGTTAAAGAACAATTAGAAAAACTAGCTGTATACTAAGTAATTTATTAAATGCTACTTGTTTTCTTTGAGAATAAGTAGTTTTTTTAACATAAAAGTTTTACAAACACATAAATGGGTGATGAGCTATGTTTAAAAGAACAAAACTAATCTTAATAGCAACGATACTACTATCAGGATGTTCAACTACCAATAACGAATCCAACAATGAAACAAAATCAGTGCCAGAAGAAATGGAAGCTTCAAAATATGTAGGACAAGGCTTCCAACCACCTGCAGAAAAAGATGCGATTGAATTTTCGAAGAAGCATAAAGATAAAATTGCTAAACGTGGCGAACAATTTTTTATGGATAACTTTGGACTAAAAGTTAAAGCTACAAATGTTGTAGGTAGTGGCGACGGTGTAGAAGTATTCGTGCATTGTGATGACCACGACATCGTATTTAATGCAAGTATTCCATTTGACAAATCAATAATTGAGAGTGATAGCTCATTAAGAAGTGAGGATAAAGGCGATGATATGAGTACTTTAGTTGGTACAGTGTTGAGTGGCTTTGAATATCGAGCGCAAAAAGAAAAGTATGATAATTTATATAAATTTTTAAAAGAAAATGAAAAGAAATACCAATATACAGGATTTACTAAAGAGGCAATTAACAAAACACAAAATAGTGGATATGAAAATGAATATTTTTATATAGTTGCTAATATACCGACGCTCCAAGAATATAGGAAATATTACGAACCCCTAATAAAGAAAAATAATCTGAATTTTAAAAAAGGTATGAAACAAGCAAGGAAAGGAGTAGGCTATAAAGCTGCAATAGAAGTACATACAACATTGTTTTCGAGAAGTAGTAACTTTTCAAAGGACAAAAAATTAGATGATGTTTTAGATTTGTCTGAAAGTACGAAAAAGTTACACCTTAATTTTGAAAATACGAAAATATTTTTACAACTAGCAAAATCTACTATTAGCACTAATCGAGTTAATTACAGTGATAATGAGTCTATAAGGATTGAGGTCGAATGACTTGAAATCAGCTAATTTCTCTATATTCTAAACAAACACATAAATGGGAGATGGGCTATGTTTAAAAGAATTAAACTAATCTTAATAGCAACGATAATACTATCAGGATGTTCAACTACCAATAACGAATCCAACAATGAAACAAAATCAGTACCAGAAGAAATGGAAGCTTCAAAATATGTAGGACAAGGCTTCCAACCACCTGCAGAAAAAGATGCGATTGAATTTGCGAAGAAGCATCGTAAAGAATTTGAAAAAGTAGGTGAACAATTCTTTAAAGATAACTTTGGACTAAAAGTTAAAGCTACAAATGTTGTAGGTAAAGATGATGGTGTAGAAGTTTATGTGCATTGCGAAGATCATGGCATTGTATTTAATGCAAGTCTACCTTTGTACAAAGATGCCATCCATCAAAAAGGATCAATGCGCAGTAATGACAATGGTGATGATATGAGTATGATGGTGGGTACAGTGCTGAGTGGCTTTGAATATCGAGCGCAAAAAGAAAAGTATGATAACTTATATAAATTCTTCAAAGAAAATGAAAAGAAATATCAATATACAGGCTTTACAAAAGAGGCAATTAACAAGACACAAAACGTTGGATATCAAAATGAATACTTTTATATCACATATTTATCAAGAAACTTAAAAGAATATCGTAAATATTACGAACCGTTGATTCATAAAAATGATAAAGAATTTAAAGAGGGTATGCAACGAGCTAGAAAAGAGTTAGATTATACTGCTAATAGTAATACAGTAGCAACGTTGTTTAGTACGAATGATAAAAAAAATAGAAAAGAAAAGATAAATAATGTAATAGATTTATCCGAGAAAATTGAAAGAACAAAAGATATGCCAATCAAGAATACTATAACTACTCAATTAGGAAATAAACTTATTGGCACAAAAAAAGCTCGTTTTGATGATAAGAAAGTAGTGTCGTTTGGAGCATTTGAAGATGAATAAAATTAATGATAGAGACTTAACAGAATTGAGTAGTTACTGGGTTTATCAAGACATCAATAAAGATAATGATTTTACAGTTAACGGAAAAAGATTTAAGCAGGTTGATGAATATAATGATAATGGAAATAAAAATAAAAAAGGTGCCTCAGATTTAAAAATTTATGAATTGTTGGATGAAAAAGGAAAACCAACTGGTGAACAAACCATGATTTATCAAGGAACATCTAATGAGGCAATAAACCCTAATAATCCATTAAAATCTTTAGATATCGGAGATGATTGGTTACAAAATGCGAAATTAATGGATAATAGTAATAAGTCAACGGATTATCTTAAGCAATCAGACGAATTTGCAGATTTATATAGAGACAAACTAAATGACGCTAATAAATTAAGTAAGTATAACTTTACACAAAAATATGGTGTTAGTCCAAATAATTACAAAAACAAAACCATTGTGGCGGATGGCGGTAATTCGGAAGGCGGTGCAGGAGCAAAATATCAAGGAGCGAAACATCCAAATGAAAAAGTTGTTGCTACTGACCCAGCAATGGTACCTTATGCTGCTTGGCAGAAATTTGCTAGACCACGCTTTGATAATATGATTAGTTTTAATAGTACCAACGATTTATTAACATGGTTACAAGATCCATTCATCAAAGATATGCCAGGAAAACGCGTTAACATTAGTGATGGTGTGCCCAGGTTAGATGCTTTAATAGACAGCCATGTAGGTTATAAAAGGAAGTTAAATAGAAAAGACAACACATACGATACTGTACCACTAATCAAAATTAAGTCGGTAAAAGATACAGAAATTAAAAATGGAAAAAAAGTAAAAAAGACTATTAACATAACATTAGATATGGATGGGCGAATTCCGATAAATGTTTGGACAGGGGATTCGATTGCACGTTCTGGAAGAGGAACTTTAATTAAACTTAATTTAGAAAATCTTGATGCGTTGAGTAAACTGATTACTGGTGAAACTAGTGGTATGTTAGCAGAATGCGTAATCTTTTTAAATGAAAGTTTTAACATCTCAGAAAATGAAAATAAAAATTTTGCAGATAGAAAGCAACAATTATCAGAAGGATTTAAGGATAAGATTAACTTATTTCAATTAGAAGAAATGGAAAGAACTTTAATTAGTAAAATAAACTCACTTGAAGAAGTTGCAGATGAAACAATAGAAAGTATTAGTGCTGTTAAACACTTATTACCTGATTTTGCATTGGATGCATTAAAAGAAAGAATTAATGAGTTGTTTAAAGGTATAAAATCTTTTATAGAAAAAGTGTATGATAGTATAGATAATGAAATTTTAGAAATTTTCAAAAATATAGATAACGACTTCAGAGATGGAGTATCTGAAGAAATGATGAAACATTTGAAAGTAGTGAAACAGAATATAGAGCGAATAAAAAATCAAAATGATATTTATGGTAGGCAAATTGCAGAAATTAGAAGTATTATGAAACAACAAGATGCAACAATTTTAGATGGGAATTTCCAAATTAATTGTAGCGGCGAAAATATGGTACAGGGTCTAGTTATACCTTCTAATTATTTAGGAAGAAAAATGAAAATATTAAAAGACCATATCGATGATGGTATTAAAAAAATAGCAGACTATGTTCAAAGTATATATGATGAATATGCATCGAAAATTGTTGATGTAATAAAATATTTGATTAATACAATTCCCAAAATACGTAAGAATTTAAGACATGCAATTGAAATGTTAAATGTAAAAAAGAAAGAATTTTTGTCCCTGATTCCTAATGTAACTTGTAATTATATTAAAACTAAATTAGAAGAATTAGATAATACTTTAGGCAAATGGGAGCCATTTCTTAATGATTTAAAAGCAGTGTCACCAATTTTAGATAACCATTTAGATGATATTGTTAAGAACATGAAGCCTTTGATTGTACAGATGTTATTTGAACCATCACATTATGATGATATGTTTATTTCAAGAAAAGCTTTAACGCCAGTGTTCTCAAGCGTTTTATAAAGCTTGTAAAAAATATAAGGGCAAAAAAAGGGCAGATTTAAGCTAACTTGGAATGTTTTCGAGTTTTTGAGTTAGTTCTCTATCCATTTTTTCAGTTACATGAGTATATATGCGAATGGTTGTTTTTTCATCTACATGTCCTACCCTTTTCATAATTGCTTTTAAAGAAACATTCATTTCTACTAATAAAGTTATGTGTGTATGTCTAAATGTGTGCGTGGTAACTTTCTTATTCATATTTAAAGCTTTTGTAGTTTTCTTAAGCACACCGGCGATTTGATTATTACATAAAGGATTCCCTTTTTTGTTGTGAATATGAACCCTCTGTCAACATAGCTCGAATTCCATCTTTTCAACATTTTGTTTTCCAGTATTATCTTTTTAAAAATTTCTACGGTTCTAGAATTGATGCTGATACTTCTTTTTGAACTTATAGTCTTTGTAGTGTCTTTGTATCCGAATCCTTCCTCGTATTTAATGCGGTGAATTGTACCTGTTATATTGATAGTTTTGTTTAATAAATCTATATCTTTTTCCTGCAGTGCTTGTAGTTCTCCTATGCGCATACCAGTTAAAGCCTGTACTTCTAAGATGCTGGCAATTAAAATGCGATTTCGCTTGTGTAACTTATTATCATTTAGTATATGATCACGTATCTGTAGGACTTGGTTCATTTCTAAATAGTTGTACATTTTAGATTCATCTTTTTCGATATCCTCTATTGTTTTTCTTCTTTTAGGAATTTTGACATTAGTTAACAAATATTCATTTGGATAATTGTAAAATTTAACTGCATATTTAATAGCTCCTTTCATATCTCCGAGTTGACGGGTTACTTGATTTTGAGAATAGATATCTGATAATTTATTAATAAATATCTGCATATATTTTGTATCTAGTTTGTTTAAAAGCAAGTTCTCAGAGCTGTATCGTTTAATGTTTCTAATTCTTATTTTTATATTATTAAGAGTAGTCAACTTTGAACCTGATGTTTTTATATGATATTCAAGCCATTCATCTAATAGCGCGTGAAAAGTCAAAGTTTTTAATTCGCTTGACGACTTGTTGTTCAGTTTTTCTTTTATTTTTTCTTCTAAACGAAACATTGCTTCTTTTTGAGATTGTTTTGTATTCTTGTTCAACACAACACTTACGCGCTTCCATTTATCTGTGTATGGATCTTTGTACTTCTCGTAATATCTGTATTTAGTTTCGTTATTTTTGTTTTTAAATTTTTCAATCCACATGTTTATACCTCCTGTAGGAACGTACGTTCTGTAAATTTGTAAAAAATAATAAGGGTAGGTGGGCTACCCAAAATTTAGTACTAGGTACTAAATATGTTATAATAAAATAAAAAGTAGGTGATAAGATGACTCAATTTCTAGGGGCGCTTCTTCTTACAGGAGTTTTAGGTTACATACCATATAAATATCTAACAATGATAGGTTTAGTTAGTGAAAAAAACAAGGTTATCAATACTCCTGTATTATTGATTTTTTCTATTGAAACATGTTTGATATGGTTTTATAGTTTTATAATTTTTAATAATGTTGATTTAAAAAATTTGAATTTAATTCAGTTGCTTACAGGTCTAAAAGCAAATATTTTGTTTCTATTTATTTTTGTTTTAACAGTGTTTGTATTTAATCCTTTAATTGTTAAATTTATTATCTGGTTAATTAATATAACCAGAAAGTTTATGAAATTGGATTGTATAAGCTTATTAGACAAAAGAGACAAGTTGTTTAATAACAACGGTAAACCAGTATTTATAGTTATAAAAGACTTTGAAAACAGAATCATTGAAGAGGGTGAACTTAAAACCTATAATTCAGCTGGTAGCGATTTCGATTTACTAGAAGTTGAGCGACAAGATTTCAAAGTATCTGATTTACCGTCAAACGATGAATTGTATATTAAACATACGCTTGTAGACCTTAAACAACAAATTAAATTGGATTTATATTTAATGAATGAATACTAATCTTTTTTCTTAGCTTTTTCTGATAAAGTGCTTTTTAAGTTTTCGCTGGCACCCGGCTTTTCAAAACTTTTGTTTAATGGGTTACTACGGGTAGCTTCTTGTTTTTTGTTTTTATCTACCATAAAATTCTCACCACCATTCAACGTCTACACTAGTAGGCGTTTTTTGATTTTTTTTAATCCTTTTTCTCGTCACGCTATATAGGTACTTTTAATCGTAATTAAAGCCAAGTTTATTTAAAATCTCTAAATAATCTGACGACTTTGCCCGTAATGTTTACGTCATTTATTTTTGACATTGGGTAGCTTCTATCTTTAATGGTAACGTAATTAGATAATCGCTTTAGGGTAAATGTGTCATCTGAGTTAAATATAATTTCACAAAAATATTCATCAGTCGCAGTTCCGTTTTCAGGACAGTAAACAGTAATTATATCTCTGTCAAAGATAAAGTCCATTACATCATCATCCTGATCTAAAATGTAGCAAACAGTCATATCTTCATTTTCAACTCTTCTTGCGCTATTTATAGTAGTTATTGGTTGTGCAACTAATTTGCCTTTTGCCTCTGTGTATCTTTTTGGAAATTCCACATAATTCATTAAATCGATTGTTTTATTTGTTTCCATATTAGCTCTTCTTTCTTATATTGTTTTATTAGTTAATATTGGCTCCTGGTACTGCGCTAGCACCAGCTCTTGCTTCCTCTTCTTTTCCTTTTTTGTACTCTTCAAAAGCTTTAGCCTGTTCATCTTTAGTCCAGCCAGGCGAAACGACATACTCATCATTTAAATTAGTATTTTGTGAATCGTTTTCATTTATATTTGCAGGAGTATTATTAGATGGATCTGAATTATTATTAAGTTGATTGTTTTGTGATTGGTTTTGATTGTTTGAATTATTTTGTATGCTATTATTAGGTGGATTTTTATCTTCAACTTTTTTCATTTTTTCTTGTTGCGTTTTTGGTTTGCTATCTTTGTGTTTTTGTGTTTGTGACTTTTTATTTTCTTCTTTTTTTGGTTTTTCTTTTTCACCACAAGCTGTTAAAGCTAATGTACTTACTAGTAGCAGTCCGATTACTTTTTTCATATGTATCTCTCCTTTGTTTATATTTCCTTATATTTAAAAACTCTCAACGGCTCAAATGTGATCGAATACTCGCCATAGTGAGTTCCAATACCATATATCTTTTTATATTGTTCTATTGCTTCTAATATGTATTCTTCGCTTAATTGTAGATACTCAGACAATTCATACAAGTTACGTACGCCATAATTATAAGCTTCTACAATTTCGCGTAATGGAACAGCTGAGATAAAGCCGTGTCGTCTTGCGTAATTTTCAAACTTGCGATTGTTGAATTTCGATTGATCTAAAATGTTGCCATACGTCAACTTGTGGTGGGCAAGTTCTTCATATAATACTTCTAATTTGTTCCTTTCGGATAGGGAAGGTCTAATAAAAATTTCTCCTTCTTGATACCAACCATCGAATCCTCGAGGTACTCTTTGTGTTTCTTTCACTTCAACTTCACATTTCATAAGCAATTCTTCGTATTTTCCCATGAGCCAAACCCCTTTGGTGTCTTATTTCTTTCTATCTCTAACCCATTGCATAAAGTTTTCGATTTCTTCCCGTTCTTCAGGAGTAAATTCATCTTTATTTGCATGACCAGCTATAGTTTCTTGATGCTGATTAAATTTATCTCTTTCTTTATCATCAATTCTTTTACTTTCTACGTCGTATCCCAACAACCAAGCTTCGCTAACATTCAATATTTTAGCTAAAACATATAATTTCTTCTGACCCGGCGTCACTTTACCATTAACATATTGACTTAAATCAGTTTTTGATAATTTGATACCAGTTTCTTCTTCCATGCTTTTAGCTTTGTTTACTATATCTATTTGTTTTAAATTCGATGACTTCATAGCTTGTTTGATTCTGTTGCTAGTTGTAGAGTTCAATGAATTTTCCTCCTCCATTAATATAGTTATAGTATAAGCTCCGTTGAACAAAAGTTCAATAGAAAAATTCAAAAATATTGAACTTTTGTATTGCATTGATTTTTTAAACGTGTTAAGGTTTATGTAGTTCAAAAATATTGAACTCAGAAAGAGGTGACATGATGTGTTTTGATTATTCAGCTTTAATAGGTCGTATAATTGAAAAGTATGGTAATAGATATGCTTTTGCATACGCGATAGGCTTATCAGAACGAAGTTTATCTTTAAAATTAAATGATAAAATTGGTTGGAGAGATTCCGAAATAGCTAAAGCTTGTGAATTATTATCTATACCCAGAGAAGAAATACAAGTATATTTTTTTAATTATAAAGTTCAAAATAATTGAACTAAAGGAGGACACTATGGAACAAATAACGTTAACCAAAGAAGAGTTGAAAGAAATTATAGCGAAAGAAGTTAGAAATGCTATAAAAGGCGAGAAACCAATCAGCTCAGGTGCAATTTTCAGTAAAGTAAGAATCAATAATGACGATTTAGAAGAAATCAATAAAAAACTCAATTTCGCAAAAGATTTGTCGCTAGGAAGATTGAGGAAGCTCAATCATCCGATTCCGCTAAAAAAGTATCAGCATGGCTTCGAATCAATTCATCAAAAAGCTTATGTACAAGATGTTCATGACCATATTAGAAATTAACATTATCAATTTTTGGAGTGACACTTAATTCAGACTTGAGTGAAAGTGAATACAACCTAGCAGCAAAAATTTATAGAGATATCAAAAACTATTATTTATATATCTATGAAAAGAGAGTTTCAGAATTAACTATCGATGATTTCGAATGAAGGAGGAACTACAAATGAAACTACTAAGAAGGCTATTCAATAAAAAACACGAAAACTTAATTGACGTGTGGCATGGAAATCAATGGTTAAAAGTGAAAGAAAGCAAATTAAAAAAATATAAAGTGGTCTCGGATAGAGAAGGTAAGAAATATCTAATTAAATAAGCGCACTTAATTAGTGCAAGTAATCAAGTGCGCTATTGCCTTACAATCCTAAATCTTTTCTGCTTTTTTCTTCTTCTTGTAATCCCAATAACACAGAAGAGTAAATGCTGAAATAGTCACGAGCAATGCTATCTTTAGCGAATGCAATTACGTCATCACCGACTTCTTGCCATTCGTTATGAATCTTATGTCTATCTAGAGCTCTAGGTAATAGCGAGATTGTAATATCGTGAGCAATTTTCTCTAAATCCATAAATTTCACCTCCTTCCACTGGGAGATAACTAAATTATATAACAAAACAACTTAAAGGAGGAACGACAAATGCAAGCTCAAAACAAAAAAGTCATCTATTACTACTATGACGAAGAAGGTAATAGGCGACCATTAGATATTCAAATTAATGACGGATATGAACTGATGGTCCGATCTCATTTCATCAACAACACCATTGAAGAAATACCATACGTAAATAATAACTTATATGCCTTGGTTGATGGTTATGAATTTAAGTTAGATTGAATTTTTGAGAAAGATATTGAAAAGCTAATTTCCCCATAAGATTAAGAGACATACTGGATGTTTTGTTAACGACTCTTTTAACTTCGTTCCAAGTTTTATTGTCTCTAATATTATCGAGAAATTCATGGCCAGACCAAGTGATGTCATCAATAATCCAAGAAACGACCCTGCCTTCGATGAATTTCAGATCGCAACAAATAAATTTAGCTTCTTCTAATTTTAAAAGTGAGTACATTACTGTTTCAAAATCATATTTATCAAAAATAATATTATCGTTGAAATTATGTCGAGTAAGTGGTTCACCTATTTTCTTATTAGATTCTATTTCTAAGAGCAAGAGTCTAACGCAATCGTGATTAAGTTTCATCCTATCACCTCCATAACAGGAGTATAGCAGAAAGGATCATAAACATCTTAAAAGGAGGAATAACAAATGAACATTCAAGAAGCAACTAAGATAGCTACAAAAAATCTTGTCTCTATGACACGGAAAGATTGGAAAGAAAGTCATCGAACTAAGATATTACCAACAAATGATAGTTTTTTACAATGCATCATTTCAAATAGCGATGGGACAAACCTTATCAGATATTGGCAACCTTCAGCCGATGACCTCATGGCAAATGATTGGGAAGTTATAAACCCAACTAGAGACCAGGAATTATTGAAGCAATTTTAGAAATGCTATCAATGATACTTTTTAAATTGTTTTTAAACTCATTTTCAAAGTAAACAACAGTCTTGTCTGAAATTGTTACATGATAAATAGTGTTACTAGCATACACGCCGTTTAGGAACCCAGAGTTTTTAAGTTTATTTAAATCGTATTTTACATCTTCGAAATGTAGTTTTTGAAAATACTTTGTATGTATATCTTTAGCACTTCCAAAATTATTGCAGGTTAATTTAACCGAACCTAACTTTACACATTCTAAATAATCTTTTGTAGAGTACGGACAAGATATATTGTTGGTCTTTAGTAAGTGTATCAAATTCATCAGATATCAAGGGCATGTTATCACCTCCTTAGGTTGATAACAACATTATACACGAAAGGAGCATAAACAAATGAACACAAGATCAGAAGGATTGCGTATAGGCGTCCCACAAGTTTCTAGCAAAGCTGATGCTTCTTCATCCTATTTAACGGAAAAGGAACGTAACTTAGGAGCGGAAATATTAGAGCTTATTAAAAAAAGTGATTACAGCTACTTAGAAATAAACAAAGTTTTCTATGCATTAGATAGAGAACTTCAATACAGGGCGAATAATAACAAACTTTAACATTATACACGGAAGGAAAGATAGAAATGCCAAAAATCATAGTACCACCAACACCAGAAAACACATATAGAGGCGAAGAAAAATTTGTGAAAAAGTTATACGCAACACCTACACAAATCCATCAATTGTTTGGAGTATGTAGAAGTACAGTATACAACTGGTTGAAATATTACCGCAAAGATAATTTAGGTGTAGAAAATTTATACATTGATTATTCACCAACAGGCACTCTGATTAATATTTCTAAATTGGAAGAGTATTTGATCAGAAAGCATAAAAAATGGTATTAGGAGGATTATCAAATGAGCGACACATATAAAAGCTACCTAATAGCAGTGCTATGCTTCACGGTCTTAGCGATTGTACTCATGCCGTTTCTATACTTCACTACAGCGTGGTCAATTGCAGGATTCGCAAGTATCGCAACATTCATATTCTATAAAGAGTACTTTTATGAAGAATAAAAAAACTGCTACTTGCGACAACAAGTAACAGTTAAAGATAAGCATTTGTCTTAAATAATTATATAGGGAGTTATTAATATGACCTTACAACAAAAAATACTATCACATTTTTGCAACATATGACAATTTCAATCCTGATGATGTAGTTGAAGTTTTTGGGGTATCTAAAACACATGCAAAATCCACTCTTTCGAGACTTAAGAAAAAAGGAAAGGTTGAAATGGAAAGTTGGGGTATCTGGCGTGTTATTGAATCGCAATTGCATTTAAGTGTCGTCGAACGTAAAAAAGAAATTTTAGAAGAGCAATTTGAATTGTTAGCAAGATTGAATGAACAAAGTGATGACCCTAGAGAAATAGAAGATCGTATCAAGTTAATGATTCGTCTAGCTAACCAATTTTAAGGAGGATTTAATCAATGGCAATATTAGAAGATATTTTTGAAGAATTAAAACTATTAAATAAGAATTTACGTGTGTTAAACACTGAACTATCAACTGTAGATTCATCAATTGTACAAGAGAAAGTTAAAGAAGCACCAATGCCAAAAGAAGAAACAGCTCAACTGGAATCAATTGAAGAGTTAAGGAAACTTCTGCTGATTTGACT